TTAAAGGTATTAACACTGCTACTAATTCCGTGTCCAGTGGATTTAGTAGATTGCAAACATTAATTGTTGGTGCGGCGGCGGCCTTTGGTGGTTTTAAACTTGCTAGTGGTTTCTTAGATACTGCTCGTCAATTAGAAAACTTAGGGTTACAACTTAAAGCGATTACAGGGTCAGCACAAGAAGGTGCAAAGGCCTTAGACATTGTAAAAGATGCGGCTGGAAGATCAGCATTTCAACTAGAAGAAATGGCGGCGGCCGCACCCTTGCTTCTTAATGTAGCAGATTCAACCGAACAACTCAACGAATTATTAGCGATCACAGGTGACATAGCAGTTGCTGGCGGCTTAGACTTTATAACTGCGGCAGAACAACTACAAAGAACATTTGCCGCTGGTATTTCCTCAGCAGATCTATTTAGAGAACGAGGTATCAAAGCAATGCTTGGATTCCAAGAAGGAGTCCAATATACGGCCGAACAATCCAAACAATTTATCATCGATGGATTCCGTGATGGATCTATTAGTATCCAAGGCATTGCCGCAGAAATGGCATTGTCATTCGATGGTAGTTTCTCAATGATACAAGATGCTGTGTTTAGATTCCAAGCCGCAGTAATGGATGCAGGTCCATTTGACATGCTTAAAAGCATGATGGCTTTGGCAGTTGAAGCATTAAATGATAACTTTGGATCAATTGAAGAAGGAGCAACATCATTTGGTAATAAAATAGTTGAAGTTGCCAATAATACCATAATTGGATTTGGAAAACTATTAGATGCACTAAATCCAGTGTTTCAATTCGTACAATCATCATTAAATGGACTTATTGAATTTACCAATGCATTACCAACAGAAATAAAACTGTTAGGTATAGTTGGATTCTTGGCATTGGGTATCAAAGGTAAACTTGTGGTGTTAGCAATTGGATTTGTAATTGATAATATCCAAAAATTATTTGAAGGCCTAATGAGTGTGGTTGGTAAAGTATCAAGGAAGATTGCAGATGCATTAGACTTTGTGGGATTTGATGAAACAGCCAATAAAGTAAGAAACTTTGCTGATGATGTAACAGAATCGTCATCACGAATTGGTGCTGAAATTGAAGACATGCTTAAAGGTTTGGATGATAAAGTTGCTATGAACATAGACAAAATACCAGGCTTGCCAGGCATAGAAGTAACCAACAAATACGAAAACATGTTTAGAAGTTTCACACAAAGACTTACTGCTCTTACAACTGAAAGAAATGAAAAAGCAGAACAAGCCGCAGAAGAATCATCTGAAACACAAACCAAAACTGTGCAGAAACAAATAGACAAAGAAGCAGATCTGCTTCAGAAAAAATTAACCACTCTACAAGAAGCATTGATGAGTGAAGCACAGGCCATTGAAAATCAAAGACAAAAGAATTTACAAATAATTGAAGACAATTTGGCCAAACAAAACATATCAGAAGAAAAAGCGGCTGAGCTTAGAATCAAAGTTAATGAACAAGCACAAGCCAAACTAGATAAGATAGCCGAAGATGCGGCAGAAAAAGCAGAACAATTGGCAAAAGAAGCCAATGATGCAAGACTAAAATTAGAACAAGATTATTTTGCAGTTACAAAAGAATTATACAACACAGATATAGATAATGTCCGTGAAGCATATGAAAGAAGAATAGAAATTGTAGAAAAAGCAATGGCTAATGAAATTGATGCTGAAACAAACAAAGCCAAAATCATTAAAGATCTTAATGAACAAATGCAAAAAGAAATTAGTGCTATTCATAAAAAAGAAGCAGAGAAAAGAAGATTAGAAGAATTAAAAGCCAGTGGTTTATCAGAAGATCAAGCCAAAGCACTAAATGAACAGCTCAAATTGTTTGAAAAAGACAGAGGTGAATTTGTTATTCAAAACACTGGTGACATATTAAAAAGCCTAGGCACAATGAATAGACAAGCATTCCAGGCATACAAAGCATTTGCTATAGCAGAAGCAACGATCAATACATTCAAAGGTGCCGCGGCAGCCATAGGTTCAGGATTACCACCACCGTTTAACTTTATTGCGGCGGCGGCAGTTGTTGCACAAGGTCTTGCACAAGTGGCGGCGATTAGAAACACAAATTATTCAGGTAGAGCAATGGGTGGTCCTGTTGGTGCTGGTCAGACATACATGGTTGGTGAAAGAGGACCGGAAACATTTAGAGCACCAGCTGGAGGAGGCACAATTATACCAAACGGACAAGGCGGAGGTGTAAATGTAAACTTTACAGTGAATGCCATTGATGCACAATCATTCAACAGTGCTATATCAAAACAAAAACAAACCATTGTAAATATAGTAAATGAAGCAGTAAACAACACAGGTAGGAGAGCCATTACGGCATATTAGACATGGCAGATTTTGAAACAACATTAGGTGGCACAATTGGTAATATACAAGCAATTGAACTAAGATCAGTGCAACCAACTGTGAGAACACAGTCAATATCAGGTAGACAACAGGTTAGATCATTTGCTTCACAGTATTACACAGCAAGAATCGTGTTGCCAAACCTCACACAAGCAGACACAAGAAGAGTTATGGCATATTTGATCAGCAAACAAGGTGGTTTGACTGCATTTACCATTGCACCACACAATCTTACACAAAAGTCTGGCACACAAGGCACAGACATTGGTGTTAATTCAGCATCAGCTGGTGCAACATCAATTGCATTGGATTCAGGCAATAATTTGTTTAAGATGGGTGACATGATCAAGTTTTCAGGACATTCAAAAGCATACATGATCACACAAGACCAAGGTGGATCTACCACAATAAACTTTGAACCAGCATTGGTATCAGCAGTTGGTGGCAGTGAAACAGTAAAAAGTGGATCAGACTTTTTTATGACAGTAAGATTGGCAGGTGATGTAAACACATACACCATGGGCAATGATGGATTTGGCCAAATAGAATTTGATGTAGTGGAGTCCATATAATGGCTTATTCAGGAACTAGATTCCAATCACCCTTGTATGTGGGTGATGGCACAGGTGAAGTAGAAAAAAATCAAATCAAAACATTTCATTTGATGGAACTGCATTTTAATGACTCATCACAGTCATTGTTGAATGCTAACTTGTATTTCACAGATGGTTTTTATCCAATTGATTTTGATTCAGCCACAGCACCAGACTCAGGATCAAACACATATCAAGCATTGGGCAAATTTTTAACATTTGGATCTGTTGTGGAATCCACAGCAATCAAAGTAAACACAATCACAGTTGGTATCAGTGGTGTTGATGTAGCAGACATTTCAGATATTGTACATTCAAATGTTGTAAACAAAAGAGTGGTGATATACAGAACATTTTTAGATTCAAACAATGCTTTCCAAACGAATAGAACATTTTTGTTGTTTGATGGTAATATCAAAAACTTTACTTGCACAGAATCACCAGAAAATAGTGTAATAAACTTTTCAGTTGCTACACACTGGGCAAACTTTGAAGCACAGCAAGGTCGTATTACCAATTCAAACACACAATTTTTTACCAAAAGGTATAATTCAGATGAAACATTTGAAGAAGACAGAGGTTTTGAATATTCATCTATCTTTATAAAGGATGTGCATTGGGGACCAACAAATTAACTATAATTAGGCCAGCACAATTTGAGGATATGCCTCATTTGTTAGAGCTAGGCAGATTTGAACACCGTGAGAGTGGTTCAGAATATGGATATTCTATGGCCACATGCGAAAGGATGTTGCAGATGGTGTTGTTAGACACACAAGCAATATGCATCGTAATCACATACGACAACAAACCTCATGGTTACATCATTGGTGGGTTGGATCACATAGACATGAGCCTCAAGCCCATGGCTATTGCACACAAATGGTATGTGCATAATCCAGAAAGCATACCACAACTTAACAATGGTGGTGCAAAACTGTTGAAAGCATTTGAACATTGGGCCATTAATTTGGGTGCAACAGACACAATGATTACACTACACACTGGAGGTAATTCAGTTAAATACTATGAGTATGCTTTTAATCAAATGGGCTACGATCAAAATAGAGTTTATTACAAAAAGAGGTTATTAGATGTTTAATTGGTGGCGAAAACTTAAAATAAAATGGGCAAAAAAAGAACTTGAAAAATATGCTCCCAAAGGCGAACATCTTGCATACATTACCAAAGAAGAAGCCAAACTATTAAAGAAACATGGTGGTGCAGGACTTAAAGTTACTGCAACAGGTATACCATCATTCTTCTTAGACAAGATAGTTAGAGGTGTTTCTAACTTTGTTGGCGGTGTTGTTGATTCAGTAACTGGTATCATTGGTGATCTTATTGGTGGTATTGGTGATATTATTGGTGGCATTGTTGACTTTGTTGGTAACATTGCAAATGGATTCTTAGGTATGTTTGGTATGTCATTTGATATGCCAGATTATGAATCACCAACATCATTTGAAACATTCCAACAAGGTATATTGGTAAACAAACAAAGTGCTGTAGGTGGTATACCAGTGGTATATGGCAAAAGAAGAATAGGTGGCACTCGTGTGTTCATAGACACAGCAGGCAATGACAATGAATTTTTGTATGTGTGTTTGGCAATGTGTGAAGGTGAAATTGAAGGTGTCAATAGAATATACATCAACGACATTGAAGTTAACTTTCCTGAAAGAAGCGGAAGCAACAGTTTATACACCAAAGAAACAATAATGGATGTTACCAAATTTGCATCAGGTGGTAGATCACCTTACTTTGTAAATGACAAAGCCAGAGTAAAAATAGAAATATTCCATGGCACAGAAGATCAACAAGCATCAACATTGTTGAGAGGATCTAGATTTTGGACACAAAAACATAGACTGAGAGGTGTTGCATATTTGGCATTGAGATTTGAATGGGTCAAAGCAGAATATGAAGGCACAACACAAACAGTATTCAATCCATGGCAAGGTATTCCAACCGTACAAGCAGAAGTGTTTGGTAAAAAAGTATTAACATCATACACATCTAGTGATAACACAGATTCAGATACATCATCATATGAAACACAACAAGCCAACACAGGAGTTGGTGCATTTGCATATTCAGACAACCCAGCAAACATAATATTGGATTATCTCCGTAATCCAAGATATGGTAAAGGACTCAAAGACAACAGAATTGACTTTGGTGCATTTAGGACAGCAAAACTAACAACAGAACAATCAATTGTATACACTGACAGTTTTACAGGCAACTTCATGGTGTGTAATGCTGTTATCAACACAGAAGACACATTGATGAACAATACCAAAAGATTGTTACAAAGTTGTCGAGGTTATTTGCCTTACATAGATGGCAAGTATGCACTAAAAGTAGAAACAGCAGAAATACCTGTGGATCAATTTGAAATAACAGATGATATGATCATAGGTGAAATAAACATACAGTCAGCAGACAAAAATGCCAAATACAATGAGTGTCATATTGCATATGCAGATGAAGACAACAAGTTTGAATCAAATACATTTGTGTTCAAAGACTCAACTGCGGCCGCACAAGATGGTGAAGCATTGGTATTGAAAACATCATTACCAACCATTACCAAATTAGAAAGAATAAGACACATGGCCAAATACATGGTTGATAGATCAAGAAAACAATTGATAGTTGGATTGAGATTGACCAATGAAGGACAAAGCATCGTGGCAGGTGACTTGGTAAGAATAACACATCAATACAATAGAAGTTTAGGTGGCACTGACATAACAGATTTTCTATTCAAATCGCCTACAGGCTCAGCAGTAGATACAGTTTATTCAGCACCAGAAATGATATTTAGAGTTGTAAACACAACATTGAATTATGATGGCACAGTTGGTGTGCAATTGATGGAACATGACAACTTTATGTATTCAGTTGCAACTGAAGAAATAACACCTGAACCACCAATTGAAACACCACCACCTGATCCAGATCCACCAACACCTGAACCACCTGGTGAGAATCCACCAACACCAAATCCACCACCGACACCACCACCAGTGACATGTCCTGATGGATTTGTATACAATCCAGATACTCAACAGTGTGAAGCAGTTCCAACGGATCCAGAGCCAACACCTCCAAATCCTGATCCAGATCCTGATCCACCACCAGCTCCACCACCAACTGGTCCAGTGAGAACATTCACGGGTACCAATTATGGTTATCAAGGATACATCACTTTTGAAGTGAAACCAAGTGGTATGAGAGGGGCAGTGATTGCTTTTGATATTACCAATGAAACAACTGATTATAGACAGATATGGCATAGACCAGCAACAGGGTCAACAATGACATACACAGTTAGATCAGGTGGAAGAGGTATGACAATCAGGCCAGGTAATGTATTGAGATGGACAGTTTATGAAATGAATAACATAGGTAACCATGTAGTGTTGGGACAAGGTATAGATGTTATTGCAGGTGATCCAACACAACAGTCAAACACTGTATCATCTACTAATGTTTCAGGCGGAGGATATGCATAATGGCAAAGAGAAGAAGAGTGCCCAAAGATAAATCAACAGGGCTACCAAAAAAATATTTAAGTGGCATACGAGGTGGACGAAGAAGCAGTCTAGCAAGTATAACAAAACAAATATCAAGACTTTACAAACAAGGTGCAAGGATACCACAAAGTCTTATCAACAGGAGGATTAAACTTGGCAAAAAGAAGTAAACCAATTGCGGCATCAACACTAAAAACATTGAGAGCCAAAGCAAAAAAGTCAAAAACTTTTAATCTTGCTGACCTTAAGGCAGTGTATCGCAGAGGACAAGGTGCATTTTTGGGTGCAGGCAGTCGTCCTGGTGTGGGTATGGCACAATGGGCAATGGGTAGAGTAAATAGTTTATTAAGAGGCTCAAGAAAACATGATTTGGATATTCGTAGAAGAGCCAGAAAGAGAAAGTAATGCCTAGACCAACCAAACAGATGCAAAACAATGCCAAAAGAGCATTGAAATTGAGAAAACAAGCACCAGCGAGTCGTAAAGGTATGACTCCTGTGGGTTTGGCAAGAGCAAATCAATACAGCAAAGGTGAAAATGTTAGCCTAGCAACTGTGAAAAGAACATTTAGTTTTTTAAGCAGGGCAAAAACATATTACAAGCCGGGCAAGAACACACCAGGCACACAAGCATATTTGGCTTGGGGTGGTGATGCTGGATTATCATGGGCTAGGAACATACTAAGGAAGGAAAAATAGAATATGAAAACTATAGCAAACATAATCAAAGCAATATGGCATTTTATGAAGTGTGAAATACCAGAATTTATGTCAAACTGGAGATTTATTCCTAGATTATTAATGGCAATGTATTGCTATGCCTTTTACACAGTGACAACATGGTTTATGGCAATGCCAACACCAAGCATGGAACAAGCAGGATTTG